TTCCGTGCAACTTGCGAATGCCATTCCGTCGAGTTCGCGAATCGGCCCGCTGAAAGCGATGCTGATTCCGAACGTGTCGGGGAGTTTGCTTGAAATCTCCAAGACGTAATCGCGCATAGGCGATGTTTCGAGAAGGTTAAGATCGCCGAGAAGCTGAGATCCGACAATGCGGAAATTGTTTACGAATCCTACGATATCTTTAATGCCTGCGCCGTGGTCTAGGTTGACCTTCACGCCGCCCTTGTATGACTCCGCGCACGCTTTGACTTCCATCAAAGTCTGCTCGTCCACATAAAGCCCGTGGCCTTTTGCTTCGCCGATTGAAATAATTGAAACGCCTTCTATGACATCCATGCGAAGGCGCGGATGTCAAATGCTGTCCATCAATTCCATTGCCGCTTGTGCCATCAAATAAACCTCAAGCTCGCTCTCTTCTTCGCATCCGACAACGTCGAACGTGGACGATATCGAGACTCCTGCGCGGCCCGTGCCGGTATGGTTTCGGTTGCCCTTGGCCGTTGTGCTTGCGCTGATCGAAAGTGCGGCGTCGGATGTGCAAGAATTAAATGCGCTCCCTGTTACATTTATTCTTGCGCCTGCGCTGATATCAACGCTCGCGACCGAATATCGGAGCCGGTTGCCGAGAACGTAGAGCGTAACCCTGCGCTCGTCTCGCCGTCCTCCACCTCCAGGAAGATCGGTCGGAGTAATAGGAACTGGCGGGATAATCTGCACGCCGAGCAAACCCTGCACGCCGATAGAGAGCGGCGATGGGCTTGGCAATAAGCCCTGCGTAGCAATTAGCAGGGATAAAATCATATTCTAAATTCTGGTAACTATCGTGTTTGTCGTTCCATCTCCAGTGATCGCTTGCGTTATCGCCCCCGCTGATCGGAGAGTTGGAGTAACGGTAAGAGCATTTGCGATGTCAAGACCGTGTATCTTGTGAACCTCGGTAACTTGCGTCAGTTCTGGAGTGAGTTCTGTTCTGACGTTTGCAGCGGTCAATGTTGAACGACTTGAAATTGTCGCGTCGATGCGCCCGAGTTCGGTTGCTAGGTTAGTTCTAACTGCATTTGCATTTGTTACTGCGGTCGGAATTGCTGCAAGTTGAGTATCTAAGTTTGCGCTCGCCATTCCTAGAGCAGCGCGAACATTAGCGGCAGTAAGCGTTGCCGTTCCAACCGTATTATCTACCGGAACACCTGCCGCAACTGATCCTGCTGATGGAATATATGCAACGCCAATCAATGCGCCGCTTGCATAAACGGTTCCAAATCGAACGTCAGAAATGCTCGCTTGACCCAACGAATTATCTGCCGTGAACATATCTAAATATGTGCTTGATCCGTTTAATGAATAACGTGTTTTTGCTGCTATTGGTGAAGTGTTTAAAAAATATTTGACAGCATAAATTGCAGAATATCCGTTTGCTGCATTTATAAACGACCCGGACAGGCGATTTATTGCTGCAGAGTTCGGCGATACAAAAGCGCTTGCTGACAATGATGCAGTCATGTTACCAATAACTGTAACAGATGATGTTGATGCATTTGATACGGCAGCTCCACCAGTCCCTGCAATTAAATTCCCAGTTATTGAAATAGTAGCGCCTGCACTAGTTATGTTTACCGCAAATGCGTTTCCTCCAGTTGAACTGGAAACATCTCCAGTTGCATTTAATGTTCCGTTTCCCGATACCGTGATCCCATGTGAACTGGTATTTGCAGCAGAGGAAATAGTTCCTGTTGTTGTCAGAGTTCCAGTCGAGGAATGCGTAATGCAATTTGACCCCGATGAAGACCCGCCAATTATTGCGCCATTTACAGAAGCCGAGGCCGTTCCAGAAAGCGTCATCAAATTTGCTCCATTTGCGCCAGCTTGAATTGTTGTTGATGTTACTGAAGCGCCATTATTTAAAGCGAACAACCCACCAGAGGCGGCAGTTCCCCCTCCAACAAATGTTCCTGCATTTGCAAGGTTTGTGATGAGCGCAACATCCACATTTGTATCAATCGTAACCGTGAATGTATTAGAATAAATACTGTGACCTGCACCATTTGGAGGAACTGCACCGCCTCCCCATATTGCTCCATTGCTCCAATTTCCAGATGCTACGGCGCGATAGTTAGCCATGGCTCAGAGTCCTTTCGCGTCGATGAATGTTTGGAGAGCGGATTGAATTGAAAGTGCGGTCTGGGTTGTTACTGCGTCCGCGCCTTCAAGCGTTCCGATAGAAAGTCCGCGAGTTTCGGCGTCCGCTGTGATTACTTGTCCATTGTCGATTCGCGTTGGAATAAGGCGCATTGCAATGCTGGCATCTTCTCCGCCGTTGCCAAGATACTTTGAAGTGACTGCTAAATTGAGCGTATAGAGATCATAGGTTTCTCCGTCAATGATGATGGGTTGGCTTGGTTTCATATTTAAGCAAGTAAAATCAATGCATTGTTTTCGGTTGGCTTTGGAAATTTGAGTTCAAATGCACCGTCAAATACATGACGTTCACCGCCTAGGTTTAGTATACAAAGCGTGGCGTTGCCTTTGCTAGCATTGTAAACAAGCGCACCGCCGGTTGAGAATGTTGCATTCTTTAGTTCAACATCGTCGAATGTCATAAAAGCATTCTTGCCAACGCTGCCAGTCTTGAATCCCTTGAGCTTAACCCCGCCGGCCTTGTAGCCTTTGCCCTTGATCTCACCTTCTGGAGTGTATGCTTTAGTCTGCGGCCCGACCTTTGCTGATGCCGAGTAGAGCGCAATTCGGTAGTCGTCGTTAGGTTGGTGGACGCCTGTCATCAGGGCGCGTTTTGCTTCAAGTGCGATTCCTTGGATTATCATTATTTTTTCTCCCATTGCGCGGAGCATACGGCAACGCGTTGGCTCTCTTCTGGATATTCGCTCGTCATGGTTCCGCTCACCATACAGCGCCCGATGAAGTCGTCTTGCTCTTCGTCTTTTTCCGGCGTTGGCATAACAAATTCATGCTTTGCCTCAAAGCCGGTAATACGTCCGAACGGATCGCGAACGGCAAGCGATACTTTCTTGGTTTCTGGAGCGGATGCCTGCATTCCCTTGACTTTGTCAGCGGCCCATACTTGCCCAGCGTCTCCGCCCCACAATGCCCATGCAATGCGGCCTGCGGATGGGAACCCATCTTCACCTGGAGTGAATCCTTTACCTTTTTTATCGACTTCGTGCCGTGAAAAGAATGAGTGCATTCTTTTAACGGTATCGTCAGACAAGTTCTTTCCGTTGCTGATATCGCGAGCGCGAGCAACGCCTACGGCAGTCCCTCCTCTGTTGTATTCTTCGCGCCAAGCAAGACCTTTTAAGGCTTCCGCGATCATGCCTTTGCTTGGCTTGTTTTCGTCTGCGAGATCAACTTGCTTGGCTTGCTCTGGCTCTGGTTCTGGCTTCGGCTCTTCTTGCACGATAGGCGCTGCGATAGGTGCGGCGGCTTGAATGGGAATGATAGAATCCGAAATATATTCGGCAGGAATATCCATCTCATTTGCGAGTGATACAAGCATCGCGGCCTCCTTGGCCCTTGCGCGAAGTGCTTCCTCGTAGTCCTCGCCCATGTCGGAGTAAATCTGACCTGCGGTCTTCAAGCCAGCTTTCCAAAGCGAGATATCAGCATTTGCCTCACGTCCGTAGTCAATCGAAACCTTGGCAGGCCAGCACCAGCGACCATCAAGCAAATATTCGGAATCGGGAACGAGTCCGCGTGCGGCGGCATCGAGAAGAATAATATTCTTGATGCGGTTTAAAAATTGACCTTCAAGAAGTCCACGCCACCTCAAGAATGTTCTCTCTGCCATTGCTGCCTCCATGCGTGCCATTGGCCCACTCTTGTCGGCGTCGAATGCGAAGCCGTAGGGAAGCCCGACTGACATACAAATATGGGCTTGGATGAGACGGATAAATTCACCGAATGCACCCGTCGGACGATCCGACTTGAACATTTCCATCTTCTCGCCCGATCCGAGATAGTTGACCGTTCCAGGGTCGAGCGACTGAAGGCGTGCAACTTGGCCTTGATCGTTCGAGTTGCCGCGTGCGAAATAATCGCCAGCGTCTGCGGCGCCACTCTCGGTTGTGATGACTCCGCTTTGATATGAAGCGTATTTGATCGCCTGCACCTCGGCTTTGATCGCTTCTTGCAAGTCGCGAGTTGCGTTCAGCGCAGTAGCGAAAGCAGACCGCCCACGGTATTCGTCAAGTCTTGCTGCATCGAATAGGTGGATAAACTCTTTTGCAACAATATCAGTAGGAGAAATATACTGGTTGTTGATAGTGCGCGTAAAAATAGTGTATGAAACGGGTCTTCCATAATCGTCAACATTTATTCCGCCGATGTATTTGTCGGTATCCGTGCGGTCGTAAGGCGAGCCGATGCGGTCGGCTTCTACACTTTGCAGCTTTAAATCTTCGCCGTCTCGAACGATGATAAATCCACAATCTCCATCGCGGAGCATTGCCGTTACTGCAAGCTGCAAGAGCGTTGTGAAGTTGTGCCTGCCCAAGAAGTCGCACTCGTTGCACCATTTATTCCAGTACCTTTCGATCTGAGTATCGACATTATGATCGCCGGTGCGAGCTTGGTATGCGATGCGCCCAGAAACGTAGGTTGCAAATTTGAGAAGTAGCGAACGAACAGGCGGAAAATTGTCTGCAAGATCGCGAGCGGCCCGAATAAGTGCGAAGCGTTCGCGAGTTCCGGCGGTGTCTTCGCCGCCGCTAACACCTCGTGAGATTCCTCGCTTCTCGCTCGTCAATGCGCTGTCAAAGCGTCCGAAATTGCGGAGCTTGGCTTGGTTGACCATGCGATCCAATGCGGCCTTAGGAGATACAAGAGAAAGAGCTTTGGTGATGATGTCTTGCATTTTATGGTCGTTGCGTTGGGAACGTCGGCGTGAACCTTCTTACACGAGACCCGCTGGCGTTGTCAATAGCGGCTTGCAGTTCCTTTATCGTCTGTGCGACCTCGGCGAGATTGGCGCGAGTAAATGAGCGCCCCGCGATGCTATACGAAGCGCCTGCAACGGCGATTGCTTTCAAGCACGCCGTAAAGTCGGACTGCAATTCTTGCAACGTAGCAAGCGGCAGACCGAAGAATGATTTGTTCATCGCCATTTAAATGTTGGCGATGTCAAAAAAAGAACCCTACGCCTAGGCGTCCCTAGGCTTCATCTGTCGATTCAGAATATCTGTTGCGCATCATTGAGAGGCGTGACGGGAAGTAAATTGCGAGATATGTCAAAAGAAAAGGCGCGGGGATTGAACCCGCGCCGGTTGGTGTTAGAGGATATCGCCTTCGCTTGTGCGGTATCCTTCAGTTGTTACTTTGGAAAACATTGCAGAACATTCTTCAAATGTTCCATCGAACCAAATTGTATTTCCGTTAGCTAGCGTCCAAATCTTTTCTGAAGTCCAAGGGAGTGAGCGATTGATAACGCGAACGGTGCGGCCTGCTGGTGTTTTTCCTGTGAGATTTTTCATTTTGTTTTTTCTTTTTAGGTTTTCTTCGTCGGGCTTCTTGCCTTTCGATGTTTTTAATATCTACGCTTTTTTTATTTTTGAAAAGAAAAAAATTAAATTATTTTTTGCCCCTTGCCGAGCCGCTTAAATACTAACTCTCCGCGCCTATCGGCAAAACCCCCGCAAGCATAGCGGACGCGAGCGCTATGCACTCGCAGTCCCAAAGATGGTTCGGCCTGCCTCCGATGCGCACCCATCTTTGCTCGACCTGCTTGGTCTTGGAGTTGGTCACATCTTTCTTCATCTCGCTCAACATCTGCTTTCGATAGTCTTCGGACACGTCCCGCGCGACTTCCCATTTCGGCGTGGCGTCAGCCTGGCGAAGTGAAGCGAGCTTGTCCTTGATGCCTTCGTTGGAGAAAAAGAAATACGCGCATTTCAACCCATCGCTTCCGGCCTGCGCTCCTTCGATCTTGGAAACGAAGCGCCGCGTGCGCCTGCCGTTGTCGATATGATAAAATCCATCTTGTCCCGATCCGTGCGAAGCCGTCCACCCACGCCTAGCGCATTGCTCGTAAACGAGCGGCGTATCGTAACCGGCATCAACAACGACGCACCGCGGCATGATGTCGAATTGTTGTTGAATGGCATCGAGCGTTTCCCACGTCAGCGGACGCGACTCGTGCAATAGCATGGACGAGCCGTCCACTCGGAAGGCGCGGACGACGGCCCAGAAGTGATCGCGTTGCTTGTCCACGCACATAA